ATCACAAGCAACCGCCACATAACAAATCCTCGTTCGTATATTGATCTTAGTAGAAGCACATTCAGTATAAAATGTTGTCATGAAAGATGATGACTCACAGTTTTCTTTTAGGGATCTTCTGACTACCCTTGTCCCCGCCGGCGTTCTTTCATGGGCACTTGCGATGTTGACTGCTAGTTACATGGGTTATGCAAAGATCGATGCGGCTTTCATTTCATCATTGGTGACGTCAGTTTTGGCTGTGTATGGAATATCAAGAAAAGATGATAAAGAAACAAGAAAGCCTGATAAAAAGTTTATAGTCGAGTCGAAGGACCAGACACCATCCGATAAATGACTCTAGGTCAGCCAGGTGACCGTGTTGACCTGGCTTCGATCACTGATACTCAGCTTCTACAAGAGCCGAAAGTCATTGAGGACTTGAGTCCCGACCAGTATGCCCTGGTTTTGAAGAAAAGAAATCTCAAGGACTGCCTCGTTTGTGACGTCGTAGAGGGATATACAAAAATAAAAACAGCACTCGGATCTTGGTGGATAAGAGACGAAGATTGGATTGATACCAATATTCCGACAAATCCCCCTCCATATTTAGAGGAGGGCGGTTTCAGGTTCTTGCCAGACACTCCTTACATACACCACCCGTACAACGGAGTGAGTAATGCTGCAAAGTCCTTGTCCTGCACCTTGGGAGCCTGTCTTCTACAGCAAAAACTCTTTAATAAAGACACTTATGAAGAGTATGTAAGCAGGGTTGACAACCACGGTGATTCCTCGAAAGCCACCACTCACCTAGATGTTCTGCGCAAGATGGGTATCCCCATCAAGTTCGTCAGGGACCTGGATGAAAGCGACATTAAAGAGACTATTGATCAGGGGCGCAGCGTCCCGGTGGGGCTAGTAATCAAAGGTACGCCTGAACGACCGAGGGGCTTCACGTACTGCATCTTGATTTATGGGTATAGCGATACTCACTGGCTGGCGCACGATTCAGTTGGTCGAGCTGACATCCAAAGGGGGTTTTGGGTTTCCAATGAAGAAGGCAGTGGGGAAGCAGTGACCTATGACATCGAGGAGTCACGGAATCGCATCTTTTTCGGAGGTGGGTGCAGCGCTTTCGCGTGGCTGAATATCAAAAAAAATTAAGCTATACTTAGCTCGAACGCCTTAAGCAAGATGGAAGAGATCTTCTCGGACACAGAAAAGCAGCTGCTCAAGCAACAAGAAGAGCTGGCTGAGTTCATTAAAACAGGTGAGGCTGAGCTGATGCGTAACAAGGAGTTGTATCTTAAAGTCACTGGAGCACTTGAAGGCGTTGCCATTGTTCGGGGACGTATTTCAGATATGAATTCAAACACCGAGGAAATTTTTGACCGTTGAAATGTTGAAAGATATTAACAAAAATCGATACAATGCGCTCTGTCTAGTTGCAGATCACATTTGTCCTTCAGAGCCTTCTCGTGAGATGAGGCTCGATGCAATTATCAGAGACGTTCCTGATGAAGATTTGCGTTGGGTCTTAGGTAGATTGCACTATTTCTTGCTAAAAATTATCGAAGATTCTGACTATGATCCTGCAGAAGATATTGAAAGTTTAGATTCAATTGGACTGACTGATTGATGGGAGCGGAGGGACTTGAACCCTCACAGCCTTGTAATGCCAACGGATTTTAAGTCCGGTGCGTCTACCGATTCCGCCACGCTCCCTTGATCAGTTTTGACAAGGTTGGAATACTAAACGTGTTTCATTGCGAGCAAGATCTTCTAGTCAATCTCATTGTCCTAACCCCAAAGCTTGCAAGGCGAAAATTTCGACATTACATTTTCGCTTCTTGGGACTGGGCCTGTGCCTACTGCGGTAAACATCTAACTCAAGACACCGCAACCATCGACCACATCCTTCCAAAACACAAGGGTGGCCACAACATCAGATCAAATATGTGTTGTTGCTGCTCGTCGTGTAATAGATCTAAAGGCTCCAGGCTTGTGGAGGATTGGTACACCGAAGAAAATATACATTTTACTGAAGAGAGGTCAGTTAAAATCAAAGAGTGGTTAGAGCAAAAACCTAACTCGATTAAACTTCCGAGTACGGAATCCTCTCAAGCGTATATTGACGATGACTTCTCCATCAGCTGGGTATCAGTCTGAAGAACAATTTCTTTCTGATTTCCTGGAACGCATGAAGGAAGAGCGCGTGCCGGGACCGGGTGACGAAGCCTTGAAAGGGGAAGTTCGTAACGACATCATCGGCAAGGTAAATCGAGGCGTCCTCAAGGTCTGACATGGCTGATCGAGCAAAAGCTAAGCGGCTTGCAAAGGAGCAGATGAAGTGCAACAAGCCGAAGAAAACTCCTGATCACGCTACAAAATCACATGTAGTCAAGGCCTGCAAGGACGGTGAGGAAAAGATCATTAGGTTCGGCCAACAGGGTGTGAAAGGCGCTGGTAAGAATCCAAAAACTGCAAAAGAAAAGGCTCGTAAGGCTTCTTACTATGCAAGGCATGATGCTCAGGATTCAAAACCAGATAAAATGTCGGCTCGCTATTGGAGCCACAAGGTTAAATGGTGACCTCAAATGAAAGATAAAGTCGAGAAGGTAATGTCTGAGTTCAAGGCTGGAGAACTCAAGTCAAGCAGTGGTAAAAAAGTCACCAGTCGCAAGCAAGCTTTGGCCATTGCACTTGCAATGAAACAGAAAGCTCGTTCAAAAAATTAAATCAGCGACCAGCTTCGCCACCACTTGGTAATTACATATTTGTTCTCGTCTTTCGGCGGTAGTGCCTCGTGCATTGTTTTTAAGTTAGGGACACCATTTTTGTAGAGATTATTCCAGGTCAAAAGCAGTCCCCGCTTGGGTTTCACGTTTAACTTAAGATGCTTGAAATAGGTTTCACCACCGTTCTCAACATCATTTAGATAGATCATTGTGGTCCATGTCCGCTGTCCCATCCAGTCGCAGTAGATCTTATATTCTTTACTAAAGGGATCAAAGAAGTCCCAGTGTTCTTTGAAGTATTGGCCAGGATCATATTTTTGCGCTTGCATAGTTTCACCTAAGAAAGGTTCCAGATCCATGAACTCTGATATCCTTTTATCGATTGACAGATAGAAATCATCTTCGAAGTAGTGAAGATCTGCTGTGGTGCTTGTCCTGTAGGAGCTGACGTGATTACTATCTTCTTCGTCTGACACAGTCGACGGACGGAGCCTGGTGTTCATACAAGCGATCAGTCGATCACATTCTTCTTCTGACAAGAAGTTTTCTTGCTTGTAGATCTGTGTGAAAGGGTAATGAATTCGCTGTGCTTTCTTCGTGACCGGACAGTTGTAAAAACTTTTATAGTCGACCTTTTTCGGTTTTGCTCTGAAGCCAGCTTCTTCAATTGCTTCTTTGATATCGATATCGGACCAACCATGATCTTCTCTAAAAGTCCTGAGTAGCTGCGTCTTACTTACTCCTCCGACAGCCGCCATCATAAATTCACGTAAGAGATTAGTATCTGTCATTTCATTGGAGGACCTCTCGTACAATATAGTTGGTAAAGTTATGTATTACCGTGGGACTCTGCGTAATAACATTCTCAGTGTTGTGCGTAGGGGCCTACTGGACAGGCATTCACACCCTAGGTAAGTGCACCAAAGACCATGAAATCAAAACCCGCAGAAAGGTTTCTAGAGGACTATGTTCGGAAGACTGACCTGTCTATTGATGCAGAAGATTTAGACCCCAGCTACGATCTACCGAAAGCAATCGAGGATGAGCGAGAGATTGCCTTACTTGATCCCGCTGAGTTTGTCTAGTCATTGCCAGTCAATTCAGCGCTGGTAAGATAGATCCAAGGTAGGTAGTTACCATGGATGCATTAGAGCTTCCAGTGGATGTTGAATTTCAAATCCACGCAGCATCTCTGGCCATTCAAGGGATGGATCGAGATGAGTTAGAAGAAGCGTTCATCGAGATGCTTCATCAAAAAGCTCTTGACCGTCAGATGTTCCTAGGAATTCTGAAAGACCACGGCATTGATGCCGATATCAAGTTCAACTTCTCCACTATTGGACAAATTTCCTAATTATCATGGCTGATCGTATTGTTACGGGCACTCTTGACACGTTCTCGGTTGATACCGGTAGCGATGTCACTTACAAAGGCGCAGGCGTTGGTAACGATACCGGTCTTAGCCAGCGTGCCTTCGAGGTAAACCCTAGTTCCACCGGTGACATCACCGTTACTTTGGACCGCTCCTCAGGTGTTGTCTCCATGGAGATCTTCCAGGATGACGATCACTCGGCAGGTTCAGCACCCACTGGTTACCAGAAAGCTTTCAACGTGGCTACAGCTGGTAAAGGCAAAGGAGCCGTCGGTGTGACGGTTACGAACGCCGCAAAGAACTACATTGTCCTTCTCAAGCTGGACGGTTATTCTGAGGTCAGCTACAACGCCAAGGTTGTCGTCCCGTAAGAAACAACGTGTTTGGAAAGAACACCCTTTTCTTACAGAAAAAGGAATCGAACTGATCAAGATATACACACCGCCTCGTACCGCTCTCGGTATGGGGCGTTTTGCTTCGTATCGAGAGTACGGAGAAAAGTTTTGGCGTGTTGGTTACGGCAGTAAGCAGGTGTTCGGGCGTGCAGTGTCTATGTATGACAAGCTCTACACCCATGAAATTGTCGAGCAGCTTGAGAAAGATCTTGAAATCTTTTCTGATGAGGTGCAGCAGTATGTCTTTGTACCATTAAACAGGAACAGGAAGGCCGCGCTGCTGAGTTTTGCACATAGCTTAGGGATTCTTGGGTTCAAAAATTCGCGTCTTTTGGAGCTTATCAATGGTCATGCCACCAAAAGGGAGATAATCAAGGAGTGGAGTCCCTACATCAATAAGTATTGGCTTTCTGGTGGTGACCTAGTAAGGGATCGAAGGAGAGCGGAATTGAATACATACTTTGCGGCTGACGCCAAGATACCTTCATTCGTACGGCATGAATGCCATACATCGATCTGTCTTCTAAATCTGCCAGAGACTTACACAGGAGCTCCGTCTCAGGTCAAAGCGATTGATTATTTAGAGAAAAAAATCAAGGAGTGGGATCCGTCTGGTCATGTGATTCGCCGTTTTTATCGGCTTTGGTCCACTCCACCTCGCGGTTTAGGTAATCAAGAGCGTCCGGGTCGAGATCCTTCAGACGATCAATAGCGTCAAGGATCGCTAAGTATGGGGTGTAAGCAGCTATGAAATCTTCATACTCCATCTTCAGATCTTTGGGCTAAAGCGATTTTGAGAAGCACGAGGTAGCCAATCAAGTCGATGACGACGTCTTCATCTTCATCAAGAAGACCAGCACCTTGTTGAATACGATTCAGTTTATCGTCAATCCTCACCAGAATCTGCTCGACGCTGTCAGATTTACTAAAGATTCGGACAGGTTTAAGGGCTGAGTTTCCGTATTTCCGATTCTTATAGAGCAGTAGCTCTTTAATGTCATCACAGATAGCACTGATTTGCGATTGTGTCTCAGTGAGGGTCATTAGAATGTAAGAATGAACGACCAATTAAGCCAAGCATACGATATCGATAACCGCCGTGCAGGTAGTTATACTGTCAAACCCGGACAAGATATTTCTGCCACCGATAATGAAAGTGCAAAGAGCTTTCTTAAGAGGTTTGTAGAAGCCAAAAAAGATAGTGAGGCCCTGAACGTAAAGGCATCTAGGGCGGAGGATGACAGGTTTGTTTTCCGTGATGGTAGCTTCAGGAACTTGTTTAGAGCTACCGGATAACTCTGCCAATAGTTGAAAAAATAGACTCAAACTTATCAATTTGAGAGAAGCCTAAGTCTGCTGGCGGTAAGTAAGCGAAATAACCCCAGTGCAAAGGTGTTTTCAGGGTGAAATATTTCCTGCCGTGCATAAGGTTTGCCCTGTCTTTTGGGAAGCAAAGAGGAAAATCCCATATCTCAGGGCAAGTTCTGAGCATCTCTGGGTAGGTCGTGTAAAACAACGCTTCGGGAATGTTCCTTAACTTCCACTCCCTGACCAAGCGCCGAAACCAGATCACTGAAGGGGCCTTTGAAACGCTGCCTCCTCGTGGGCTCCACCTCCAAGTACCACGTTGTTTGCTGTAAGTACAACGACCATAAGTAGGAGGGAAGAGATAAGTCTTGCCTGTCCACGGCGCTTCGACATTCAGGCCATCATCATCGAGCGTGTAGATCTGTTTGGCCCGGAGAAACTGTTGATTGGCGTCGTACGTGCTACAAGGATCAAGGTCCAGATCACCAAGGAGATCGTAAATTAAAGGCAAGTAATCACAAGGAGTCAGCCAATCCTCGCGGATATGGCCGATCTTGCCGTAGACATTCCTTAAGGAACGCCATTTTGACCTGTGCTTCACAAGAGAAGGAAATCGCTGTTTACGTCGTCGTGGCGATAGTGAACGAGTGCTAACTCAGTGTCGTCTTGGATCAGGAAAAGAGACTCTTTGTTAGGGTCGATTTGTTCTGCCCTTCTGATCGCGCCCTGGAATACACTGGAGATGCTTTCCTGGTCACGGTAATCCTCTAGAGCACTGATAAGTGCGTCAACGCAGAGATAGAACATGCTGTCTTTCTCGTTGGCCGAGGGCTTGAACACAAGCACACCAGGACCTTCTGCGTTATAGAACTTCCCATAGTAATCACACATATCAGCGCAGATGCGCTCGATAGTGAGCTTCATGAGGGTTTCTTCCGTCTCACCCGTGGTGTTCTGAAGAAGTTTGGTGAGCAGTTTGTTACGGCGACTTGACATAATATTCCTCAGATGACCTAGTTTAGCAAGCTTTTTCAGCTGTCACTTCTGTTCTTGCTTCTTCCAGCTTAATAAAATTACTCAGTCCTGAACGCTTTAGGGTTTCCAGTAATTTCGGGAGCGGTTTATACAACACAACTGCTTTCTGCATATTGCCGATCTTCTTAATCAGTTTTCCATCAGCGTCCCTGAGCTTGGTGAGTTCTCCCTGTCTGATGAGATATTCAGCAACACAGCGGTAACGGCGCTTCTCAGCAAGATTGATCTCCGGATAGCGGTCACAGATGGTGCTGATCTTCATATCACTGAAGGTGATGCGTATCTGGTCGGCCAGGGATAGGCCCAGCACCAAGTCAGACGTGCTCGTTTCATAGCCGCACACCAGTTGCAGATACCGTCTTAGGTCTGGTGTCTCGAAGCTGCCTGACGGTGGGATAAACATCTCCACTTGCTGGGCAAGAGATGGCACCAATACTGACTGATAATTTTCGACAGTTACTGAACTTATGTCTAGGTCAGCGAAACGGTAACTTTGATATGAGTTTGCCGTTGATGGTGCTGGTTCAAACTCAGTCCTATCTAAAACATCAAGCCAGTCCTCCTGATTTTCGGTCATTAGAGAACGTTGTCTTGGTTAAGCTTAGCGAGTTTTTTATGATCGTCCCATTGACGCTGGTGCTCAAGTATGAGGACTAATTCGTAGTATTCACGGATGGGGTGAAAATAATCCTTGAAGCGTATCGACTTGAACCACTGTGGTCCGTGTGTTTCAGACAAGCGTTTTTTCGCTTTTTCAGTGTCCCCACCGTAATTTTCAGCTTCCCATATAGATTTTGCTAGAGCCTTCTGCTGATTGGTCATTAGACTGAGCAATTCTTTCGTAGGCAGATCAGCGATAAGCTGGCTAAACTCATCTATAAAAGGGTATCTTTCCAAATGCGTCGCCCCATCACGTACGCTGAATTGCTGTTGGTGCTGATTCTGGCTCCCGTAGGTGTCTATGCTGCCCAAAATCTGTACGGGTTTGTGACAGATAGAATCAGTATAGAAATTAGAGTCAAATAAAACAATGGGTAGTAAGCCCGCACCTCCTCCGGCACCTACGATTGTGATGCCTACTCCTACAGCTCCCACGCTGTATCGGACGATGATTCCGCAGGAGAGCTTTCAAGATGTAGCAGCACTTGGTAAGCGGCTTGACGAGCAGATTGCAGCATTGCAGCAAGCCCGTTACCAAAGTGTGGGCACACCTGCTGAGATTGGCGAAAGAATGCGTGGCCGTGAAGAGCAAGAAAAAGCCTCATATTTAGCTTCTCTTCCGGGGCAAACAAAGGATCCTGGTCTTCTCCAGGTAGGTATCGACGCACAGGGACGTCCCACCACGAAGGGATCTGGTGCTGTACAGACCAGCATGTCTGCAGGTCAAGCCGAAGCAGTCAAGACCGCTGGTTCCAACCTTGCTCAGGCTCAAGAGGCTTTCAAGAAGGCCAAGGCTCAGAAGGATAAAGCTGATCCTTCACTCGTTGATCCGACCAAGTTTGATCCTGAGTACGCCAAGCGCTCGATCGACGTCTTCAAGATGAAGAACTGAACGATTAGATAGATCCAAAGTCAAGAGCAGAAGCAGAGGTCGCTGAAACAAGTCCAAAGTCAATAGACTCATCAACGATCTCTGCAACAAATCGCCAGTCAACGACGGATACGTTGATTGAAATCGAATAATTTGTTTCTAAGTACCTAATATCGTTAGTAATAAGGAAGAGGTATTCCCCGGGCTCCAGTCGTGTGCTGGGGTAATCCTCAAGTAGAAGCTCCTCTTGGTTGTAATCAATAGAGGCTTCAGGCGCTACATAACCCTGATTGTTAATAGGAAGTTCTTCCCTTCTGTTACCCTCTTCGATCTTATAAATCGCAACAAGGGTATTTTTATTGGTGTCTTTTGTATAGCTAAACTGGCTAAGATCTTGGGTGAATTGAATTGACCGAGCTTTTTTAATGCGGATCTTGTAGAAGGTGGTTGTCTTACGGGAGAGACCACCGTGGGATCCGGTCAGAGTGATCGAGCGGAATACAGAAGAGAAATCGCCCAGATCAATAGGAGTATAAAGGCTGTCTCCAGGCTCCGCAGGGAGTGGATCAGAGCCGAAGTAGGAGGTTGGGCCATATGCAGTAGGCCCAGTACCTCCGGTTGGATAAGACTCGACAAGTCCAAAGTTTACAAAACCTGAGTTACTGGGAATTGTCGTCAGAAATCTTGACATCTTCAGTCATTAATCCGTTGAAGAGACCGTTGGTTCTTCCAGATTGTTGATATTTTTCTTCATTCATTATAGCCCGCTCAGGATAGAACCCTTCATCGGCCATTGTATCGATTAGGTCGTAATTAAGGTTGTTGATCATGCAGCGAAGATCAGAGTCAGCTTCCCCGAAATCCTCCTGCCACTCAACGCCCCAGTACACATCGCCCCCGATTTTCACACAAGCGCACCATTTGCGCGTTGAAGGGTCAAGGTGAGAGTGACTCGGGACTATCTCCGCC